ATCTTAACAGACGTGCCTGACGGATTTAAATATTTTGTTAGATCACCACTTCAAACATCTTTAGAAGGTGACTTTGATACTGGTAACATGAGATACAAAGCTAGAGAGAGATATTCTTTTGGATTCTCGAACTGGAGATGTGTCGACGGTTCCCAAGGAGCGTAAGCGATCTAAAACCGAAGGGCCCTCAGGGGCCCTTTTTTATTTGCCTAAAATATTTCTCTAGGTTATCATTTAGTAGTTAGTTGATGAGGCGCAATGATGCGTTCCATTTAAATAAAGGAGTTCATAATGGCTAACCCACATTTCCAAAATTTAATATTGTTTGCAGGTAACTCTGTAGCAACTAAATCCAAAAAGGATTTACCTATGTTTCAACCATATCCGTCCGATCAGACTTTTTATGGTTATTTCAACGATTTTATGAATTATGTTGCGTCCGACTGGACCATCACATCAACAGATGGTGGTGGCGATAGCGGCGAGGTAATTCAAATAACTAGCGGCGCTGGTGGCCAATTAATTATTACTACCAATGATGCCGACAACGACTCTGAAGAACTACAGTTAAAAGGCGAGTCCTTTTTGATAAACGGTTCGAAAAGAGCGTTCTTTTCTATTAGATTTAAACTAAGCGATGCAACTGAATCTGATGCCTTAGTTGGTTTAGCGATAACAGATACTACCGCTATTGATGGTGTCAGCGATGGCATATTTTTTACTAAAGATGATGGTGATACCAACTTAGACTTTGTAGTCGAAAAAGACTCTACAGAAACGGAAAGTGCTGGCATACACACAATGGTTAATGATACTTTTGTGACTGCATCATTCTTTGTAGATCCTAATGCAAGTCAAGTATTTTATGCTATCAATAACGCAGAACCAGTAGGGGTTGTTAACACAAACTTACCTGATAATGAAGAACTTACAGTTACTCTTGCCATTCAAGCAGGAGAAGCCGCAGCTAAGAGTTTAGTTGTTGATTACGTAAGTGTTATGGTAGAAAGATAATGGCAGATACAGTAACTTCTCAAACAATTCAGGACGGTCAACGTAAAGCTGTCCTGAAGTTTACTAACGTATCAGATGGTACAGGTGAGAGTGCTGTTGTAAAAGTTGATGTCTCTGCATTACAAAGTTCAGCTGATGGTAGTGCTTGTACTGGTGTGACTATACAAAGAATATACTGGGCTTGTCGTGGGATGGGTGTAAATTTATTTTTTGATGCTACCGCCAATGTTTTAATAACAGGTTTGCCTGCTGATAGTACAGGTGATGAGTATTATGATAACTTTACTGGCATACCAAATAATGCAGGTAGCGGTAAAACAGGTGATATTTTATTTACAACTGTCGGTCATTCTTCTGGTGATACATATTCAATAATTCTAGAACTGGTAAAAGAGTATAGCTAGATAATATATGAGGTTTAACGATGGCGGCTCCTAGCAGAAAACGCTCAAAGATGCCGCCTCGTAACAAAAAGAATTTTAGACCTACCAGCAAAGGAGCTGGTATGACAAAAGCGGGTGTAGCTGCATACCGTAAATTAAATCCTGGTAGCAAGTTAAAAACAGCCGTTACAAAAAAGAAAAATTTAACAAAAAAAGAAAAAGCTAGAAGAAAATCTTTTTGCGCTCGTTCAGCAGGGCAAATGAAAAAATTTCCGAAAGCTGCTAAGAACCCTAATTCTAGACTAAGACAGGCTAGAAAGAGATGGAGGTGTTGATATGTCTTTATGGGAAAGATTGTCAGGCTTCTTTGGATGGATTAAAGTAAGAGCACGTGACGAAGATGGTCGTTATGTAGCGGATGATAAATCAACCGCTAAAAACGAAGCATACGAATATAAACGTGTTAGTGCTGAAAAGAAACCAAAAAAGCGTGGCAGAAAAAAGAAAGTTAGTTAGTGTACGAGTATAAATGTAAAGTGACACGAGTTGTCGATGGCGACACAATAGATGTAATATTAGATCTAGGTTTTTCTGTGCTCCATAAATGTCGTGTCCGTTTATACGGTATTGATACACCAGAGTCTAGGACAAGAGACTTAGATGAAAAAGCTCTAGGTTTGTTAGCGAAAGACTTTTTACAAAATAAAATAGCTGCTGGTGAAAATATTATTTTACGTAGTGAGTTAAAAGACTCTAAGGGTAAATATGGTCGAGTTCTAGGTTCAGTAATTGTTGATGGGGTAGATATAAATTTATTAATGGTTGAAAGTCATCATGCAGTAAAATATTATGGACAGAGTAAGGAAGTAGTAAGAATGGCACATGCAGCTAACAGACAAATACTTATAGAAGACGGTATTTACGTTCCAACAAAAGATTATGTCTAGTAATATCAGAGATTTAAATAAAGTTATAAAAGCTTTGGAGAAAGCTAGCAAGACACATGCACGACAAGCTAAAATGTTAGATAAGATAGTATCTGATCAAAAAAAATTACTAAGAAAAAATGCCCCTAAAAAAAGGAAGTAGTCAAAAAACTATATCCGCCAACATTCGCACATTAAAACAAGAAGGCCGTCCACAAAATCAAGCAGTAGCTATTGCTTTGTCAAAAGCAGGCAAAACAAAAAAAATGTCTAGAGGTGGCAAGGTTCGAGATCCTAAAGTAGGTACAGGCAGAAAACCTAAAGGTTCAGGTAGAAGACTATATACAGATGAAAATCCTAGAGATACTGTTTCAATCAAATACGCTACACAACAAGATGCTAGAGATACTGTCGCAAAGGTAAAACGTACAAAGAAACCTTTTGCTCGGTTAATTCAGATCTTAACAGTGGGAGAACAGCGATCAAAATATGGAGGCAAACCTAAGCAAGCTGAGATATTCCGTAGAGGCAAAGATGCGATTAGAAGAAAACATGGTAGAATCAAGTAATGGCTAAGAAGGCAAAAAGTAAAGGAAAAATATGTCCTGAGGGCAAAGCTTGGGCTAAAAGAACTTTTGATGTTTACCCAAGTGCTTACGCTAATTTAGCCGCATCTAAATATTGTAAGGACCCTAATTACGCTAAAAAAGCAAAAGGCGGCAAACGTAAGGGTCGAGCCCAGGGAGGCTTTGTATCTATTAGGGGCCAAGGCAGAGTCATGGCGAATAGGAGAAGATGAGCAAACATAAAGGGCAACTACAAGAGTGGTTGGATGAAGAATGGGTCCGCATGGATGCCAAAGGCAATATTATAGGCTCTTGTGGTGGTAGAAAAAAAGCTGAAGGTAAACCTAGATGTTTGCCAAAAAAAAGAGCACAAAGCCTTTCAAAGGCCGAGAGAGCTAAAATAGTACAGAGAAAAAGAAGACAAGATCCAAACCCTGATAGGAAAGGTAAACCGATTAATGTCTCTACAAAATTAAAATCAGGAGGAAGTGTGAAAAAACTAAAACCAATACCAGAAGGCAATAAAGGTTTACCAAAGTTGCCGAAGGCTGTAAGAAATAAAATGGGTTATATGAAAAAAGGTGGTTTTGTAGCTCGTGGGTGTGGTAAGATAATGCCTAATCGTAAAAAGGTTACAACTATTAGATAGGAGCAAAATATGCCAGGACATTCTAGAAAAAAATCCAAAAATGGCAGTATGATGCGTCGTTCTAAAGGCGGTAAAATCATGAAGCGTTCTAAAGGCGGAATGATGATGAAGAAATCTAAGGGTGGGATGATGATGAGACGATCCAAAGGTGGAAAAATCATGAAAAGGTCAAAAGGCGGTATGATTGCAGGAAACGCTAATAGAAGAAGACAAGCGCAGATGTCTGTCAGAAAGAAAAGATAAGTGCCTCATCTTATAAGTAATATCCCACATTTCAAATGTTGGGTCAGAAGAGAATTCACCCACAATCATGAAAAGTATCACGACGAATATATTCACGCTCTCGCTATAGCAGTTAATACTATACCAGATAGATCTCTTAGTTTTCAGGTGGTTTTTACTGGTGAAGAGTCTAATTGTGAAGATAACGATGAAGGCAATATACATGGTGGTGCTATGTGGGCCCGTATGCCGATACAAGGTATGGTCGCTGATATTCCAATGGAAGACTTTCCAAAACCTATGGAGGATCATATAGCCCAACCTTGGGATTGTGAATCTAGAGAACATGCGGTTGTTGTTATGGATCGTGTAAGCTCGTCACCTTGGTTAGCAAAGATTGACGGTGATTTTTATCAAGCAAAATATCTGTTTACAGTTGACTATACTAATAATGATATTGCAGATGACCCTGCACAACACAAACAATCTCATGTATTATATATAACAGAAGAGTGTGACTGGAAAGGTAATATAGTGGCTCTACCAAATAATAGAGTCCGAGCAACCAGTCCTGCTTTATGGGTTACAGGAGAAGGGGCCCCTGACTTCAGGCCATCTCAATATGCTCATTCAGCAGAGGGTCATGAAAGTTATTTAGATCCAGCTATCACATTTAACAATTTATATGAGGATTGATGGCATTATCAGGTAGTACAGACTTTGAGCCGAACATAACTGAGTTTATTGAAGAGGCTTTTGAGAGATGCGGTGTTGAGCTTAGAACTGGCTATGATTTAAAAACAGGCATTAGATCAGCCAACTTGATGTTAGCAGAATGGGCTAATAGGGGTCTAAATCAATGGACAATAACAACAGGTACACAAACTGTAACAGAGGGCACCGCT